CGTGCGGCGAACCAAAGACGCGGAGAACGTCAGCCGGTTGCTAAACACCCACTCATAGCCCATCCAGGTCATCAGGGGTTTGCCGTCCATCAATGGGCGTCCGGCAATGAAGTCACTGGAAGTCGCTACTTGGAAGTCGCCAGCCGTTGAGGCCAGCCCAAGCAGGTTTGATTCTTGTTGCGCGTCAATGGCCCACTTGCGACCTTCCCGTGGGATGTTCGCTTTGTTCATACGCTCTGTCATCTTGAGAATTTTGGCGAACGTCAACGGGTCGCCAGCAACACCGACGTTGGCCGTGGTAGTCGCGTTCAAGGCGGCAATCGCCAAATCATCCAATTCCCGCGACATCGAGCCGACAAGGCCCTTGGCGTAGGTCGGAATCAAGGCAATTTTCGTTTTGTCCATATCGAAGCGGTCAACAATGATGCCAACCGAACGATCGACGGGCGTGACTTCAATGAAATCATGCGTCATCGAAGTGGTTGGGATGTCAGCGCCAGGCGGTTTGGCCGTTGGGGCGCCAGCTAACCCAATACGGGGAAAGCGTGCGGTGTTGTTGCCGACGATGCTCTGCATGTTGAAACGGCCATCAAACACCGAGCCATGTTGCTGGTACAGATGATGAACGGCGGTTTCAAAAAGGGTGAAATACGCTGGGTCTACAATATTGGCCACTGGAAAACTCCTTCGAGTTCTAAATCGGTTGAGGAAAAACTGTTCTTTCCGCAATCGAGTTATCCGCTAACGCGGGGTCGAGTTCCAATGGCGCTACCAAGGGCCCTTACGGGGTTGTCTTGGTGTTTACCACCTTGCGTAGTTTTAGAATTACCATAACGCACGGTACCTGTCAAATACAAAAGAGCACCACACCACCTCTGGGGCATCAGAGAGAATGGGGGGGTTCGTCTTTCTGCAACTTCAAATGGTACGCCGTCGAATCTGCTGAGTGCCATTTGAAGTTGCTCTTACTTCGCCGCTGCGATCGACCTTGCTTACAGGCATCCAATTCTTGGTAGGACGAGAACCCGCATCCAGCGTGTAGTGCTGGGACTTCCCAATTTTACCGGCCCGTTGTGCGTCAAAAGAAAATTTTGACATGCAGCGGTAGGCCCGCTCTTTTGCGGTGAAAATGCCGTTAACCTGTTCGAGCTTTTATTGCTACCCGTGGTGAATGGCCAAGGTCGGATTTCTGGTATTTCCAGAAACGCATCGTTAAAAAAATAATACTAGAAACACGAAGGGCCTGCAAGTTTCCCTGCAAGCCCTTACGATGTACGATGCGTTTCCCCTGGTAGGGATAGCAGCTAGATTCTACAAAAAAAAAACGCGCGGCGTCAACTCGCGTTCGGATTGGCCTCGACAATCTTTATGACCTTGTTTGTATATTCTGGGTCCCGATACATCTTGGGGTCCGTAGCCATCTTCTGAATGTCGGCTTTCGTGACCGTGCCGGCGCCCTGAGAATTAAAATTCGCGGTCCGCTGATTTGTCATTTCAGCGATTCGTAAACGGTCCATCGCCATAATGCCCTTGGCCGTGCCTGATAGGGCATCGTGCATTTCGGCGGGGTTGGCCTGTTTCGACCACGCGAGTAGGCTGTCAAATTTTTCTTTGAATTGGGCGCTTGCGGGGTCCAGCTTCCAGTCGGCAGCAATGGCCTTGATTTCCAGTTGTGTCGCGGCTTTGCGCACATCCGGCAGTAGGTGGTCGCCGACGCCCTTGAGAATGGCTTTCGCGGTTTCCAGGGGGATGTTGTTATCCTTCATCACGGCGAGAACCATGGGGCTTGGCTCGAAGCCTACACTCTTTTCGTCTACGCCCTCATACTTTTCCGGTGCTTTCCATTTTTCCTGTAAGGCGTTGAGCTCGGTTCGGACCTTCAAGGCTTCGGCGCCACTGGCGTTGTACGCCTTGGCTAAATCTTCGACCTTGTTAAATTTGTCGGGCAGCGCAGCGTGTTCTTTGACGGGTGGTGTTTCGGTCATTTTGAAAACTCCTGTGTAATTTGCGGGTCAAGGCCAGAGGCCAAGAGGTTGAGAATGATTTTACGTTCGGCTTCGCCTGCGATTAGGGCGCGATCGTCGGGGATTTGGACGGTGACTCTGCCGCCTTCAAATACGGTCTTGAATTGCGTTTCAAGAACCTTGCGGCGAAGCGTGGCAGCGACGTAGCGGCCATCTTCGGTATCGCCGATGCGGCGAAGCGCAGCCTCGAACGCGGAAATCTCGCGCTTGACGGCTTCCATTTTTGGATTTATCGGTATTGGCGGTTGGCCCTCGGGCCGCATATCCGCAGTGTTGCCTGGTCCCCGGCTTTCGTTCATGTCAACCCTCCTATGGGCTTTAGATTGGCGTTGGTGGTGCGCCTGGTAGTAATTGTGGTGCTTGTTGCGCCTGCATCATCTGTTGCTGCTTCAGCGCCTCTTGCATAATTTCTTGCCGCTTTTCTTTGTTGTTGATGAGGTGCGGCGGTACGGTCATCCACTCCGCAAGCTCCATGAAAAAGCCTTCGGTGTCTACCAATGACAACAATTGCGGGTCCATCTGTGCGGCAGCCTGGACACTGGAAAGATATTGCAAGGCGCCTTGTGCATTCTGCATATATTGCGCTTGCGAAAGCGTCCCCAAAAAGCGGACATCCAACTCTTTGCGGTCGATGTTCAGAAGTTCGAGCACGTTGGCGTCAACGCCTTTGATGCCCTTGAAGGCGCCTTGTTCCTTGAGGATACTGAGCACCATCAGCGCGAACGGCCGTAGCAGTTCAGCTTCAAGGCGACCCCAAACTGCACCAAGGGCCTGCGCTAAATCCTGTGACCGCTCGCGGATTTCCGTGGCGCTCATCTTGTCGCCAATGATGGGCGAAAACTTGTCGGCGTAGAACGCCTTCACGATTTCCTCTCGCTGCTTGTCGAGGGTATCCTGCCCGATGCGGTAGCGACTGCCGCCTTGGTCGTCGATTCGGCGCATCGACGGGTCTGCTGCCGATACCGATTCCATCACGATCTGGATGCCAGGGTAGAGCCCAATGGTGTTGATGTTAATTACGCTGTCATCCTTCTTACCCCAGATACCCAACATGTCAAAGCCTGCGGCTTTCAGTTGGTACTCACTCAATGTGTTGACGTTCAGGATGGTGTGATACTTGACGAGGCCAGGGCCACGGCCGTAGGGGGTCGAGGACACTGCCGACCAGCGGAAAATCAGAAACGGGTTACGCTTGATGCCTTTATCCTCGAGGACCGCTTGCTCGTTGCTGATCCATTCGCAGTAATGAAATTCGCCGCCAGGTATGGGCTCGATGGCGCAACAAAGCTCAATCTCTTGTTCGGGGTTTTGATCGTAGTTGCGGCGGGTTTGTTCTGACAATTTTTCAGCGTATTGCTCAAATTCAAGAATTTGACCGGCGCGCACCTTGTATCTCCGATAGACACTGCTGACTTGGCCGTGAATGTTCACGCGGTACGCGAGTTCGTGAATCGGCACGCATTCAATCGTGAAGCCTAGCCCGTTGGGGTCTGGTTCGATTTTGAGTGCGCCGGCCGTAACCATCATGTCAAGGAAGGCTGGCTGAGCGGCAACGGAAAAATTGGCGTTCTGCACGTAATACGAAATCACCTGATTGATGCCCTGTAGCATCTGCCCCATTTTCAGGCGATCTTCGCCGATGATCTTGGGTCCAGGCGTCAGACGTAGCCAGGGGATACCGGCAGGCGTCAGCACCGAAATCATTTGATTTGCAAGGTTCTCGGCCTTCTCTGGCGCCGTGGTGTCGTAGATGTAGGGCGCGACGGACGTGCCTGTATTCAGCCTGTACCGCTCTGAGCGTTCAGGCACGATCAATTCAAATGCGCGGTTCCAGCGATGATACCATCGTTGCTGCTCATTCCACGCGCTGTCGAGATGCGCCCTGGCTTTTTTGATATCGTAGGCCATGCTTAAATTCTTTGATCGGTACTGGCTTCACTCAGTGCGGAGTAGAGCGAGTCAGGTCGTTGTTGTCGCTGGGCGTTCATTGAGGCTACAAGCGGGTTAAACTCGCCATAACGCATCACAATAGATTCGTACTGCTCACGCACATAGGCCGCGTAAGCCGCGTCGCCTTCGGCCTTATCTTTGCGCTCTTGGCGGCGCTGCTTGATTCTGCCGCCAATAAATGCAAATGGAGCCACTGTCGGCAGCAAAAGACTTTGCCCAAATCCGATTACGCCGCCAGCTACCGCGCCCCGCCGTCTGGCTCTGCCTATATTACCGCTGACCTCAAATGCATCACGGGACAATAAATCGCCGCCCTGTAGAAATTTAGCGGGGATGTCAGACAGATCATCAGCCATCTGTCCAATTTACCTGAATTTCAATTCAAGTTGCAAAAAGGTGGTGCGGGTCGAATTGGCCAGGCGCCGCAATTTCACGCGGTTGCGCCTTTTGCTTTGTCTCGGCATCGTCGGGCCAAAGCTTTTTATGGCCCTTCTGGCGGGCCAACTCAAACAGGGCAACCAAGTACTCTGCGGCGTTGCAGACATGCGAAAACGGGCCCTTGTCGGGAATCTGGCGGACGCCACCACCCGACCGCTGGACGTTTCTAAACATGTAGCCACCCAACATGCCTTCAATAAGCATTTCCATTGACGGGTCAATAACAAGCCGACTCGAATTATCAGACAAGCGCGGCGAGTTCAAGAGTCCACGCATTGCGCCGACGCGGGTATCGCGTCCCTTCTCGGAAAACACAACCCGAAACTTCTCTGCAATCAAGATGGTTGCCGCCGATCGCATATCCGTGCTGGAGCGAATCTTCGCAGCAGGGTCCACATACCAGATGACGCGCTCACCTCGGGCACCAAGCTCAGCCAAGGCCATTCGAGTCTGCTGCACGAAGTCGTCAATAGACACGCCTTCCGTCAGGATTTCACGATAAAACCGCCACTGCGCGGCATCCGTCAATTGCCCGATGATCGCCGCCGAATTGACCAGGCCAGGGTCATAGCCGATTCCGATGGTCCGACCGGGGATAATTTCTAAAGGTTCAGGTGAAACGTGGACGACATGCTTGAAGTTGTTGCCGTAGACCGGCTTGCCGTTGGGAATGAACCCGTACTCGCCGTGGATGTGCACGTTAATCCAGTCCTCGGACTTGCCGGTGAGTTTGGCCAGCTTTTCTTGTTCGGCGTAGTAGCCAGGGTCGAGATTCTTTGTGTTTTCGGCGTTTTTGGCGAGGCCGGAGGGTTGCCGGAAAAGCTCGACAACAGGGCGACTGGCTTCGCCGTCACGCCTGTCGATCTTGTAGCGGGCGGCATTCTGGAAAAACTTGTAGTAGTCGGATGTGCGATCTGGAGGCTGAGAATCGCCGATCAAGCCAGACCACGTTGGCGGCACGCGCTTATTGCGGGACGGGTAGCGAGCACGTCGGCTGACCATATCAATCAAGACCTGCAAGGGAATACTGCGAAACTCGTTTGCCCAGGTGCCAGTAACTTGGAGCCCCTTTATCTTCTCGACATCCTGCGGTTTATCAAGGGCGCGGAAAATGAACTTAGACTCAACCACGGTGCCATCGTCAAGCTCTTGTTCGAGGTTGAATGTGCGTTTGGATTTGACGTAGATACCGGCTTCACCGTCAGGAAACCACTCTAAAAAGTCCGGTATGGTGGTGTCATCAAGCTGGCCGTAGGTCGAGCGGACCACTAAAAACTTGGTTGGCCTGATCTTCTTGCTATCGGGCTCCTGCAAACAGGCCCTACGATAGAGCTCCACGCCCACACCTACGCTTTTGCCAGAATTGTGATGAATGGCGCCATCGGCGGTGACGTAGTTGTTGGTGTCGACGACTTGCATATCCCAGTACGATTGCTGGACCGCAAGGCGGTCAACTGCTACAATGACCCCTTTGGATAAGGAGCCTATGTATGAAGATGAATCCGGCCTCAAGGGAGGCGGTTGTGCGCTTGTCCGATGGTGCTCGAACTTCGATAGAAATTGCTGCATTGACTGGCCTGCGGCCACGGAATATTCGAAAGATCGCGCAAAAGCTCGATTTGCCGCGCCTCTCGGTTGGTTCCCGAAGGGGCCAGTATAACCACCAATTTGAAACAGGGCGCCGAATTGGGACCGATGGCTACGCCTACATAACGGCGCCAAGCGATCACCCCTACGCTCGTGTTCGAAGCGGGCGCCAAAACGTGAAAATAATGCCGGAGCATAGGCTTGTTTTAGAGAAAAAACTAGGTCGCTATCTTCTGCCGACAGAAATTGCTGACCATATTGACGGGCTGACGTTGCATAACAACTCAGAGAATCTAAGGCTATTTGCGTCGAATGCGGAACATCTACACGAGACATTGGCTGGCCGCTCACCAAAAATTTCTCCCGCTGGGAAGCTGAATACAGGGCTACGCACTGACCAGGGGAAAGCGATTCAACGGGTTGATATGTACCGTCAGCGCAAAGCAAGCGGTGATATCCGCTTGCGTCAAATTCTCCTTCTGGCGTTGTCACTCGGCGCAGATAGTCCCTACCTTTTGGGAACGCACCACCACACCAGGAAAGCTGGAATTGACATGTCCGATCATTCCACGATAGAACGCGCATTGGCCGATCTATACAGGCGATGGGAATAAGCCCGTACTCCGTATGGATTAAGGTTTCCGGCGCCACGCAGCCTATCGGGCCAATTATGAACCTGACAATGGCGTTGGAATCCATCATTCGCTGGACCGTTGGCGGCGGGACGTAGGTGGTTAGGCTCATTTAAGCATTTCCAGGAACGCAATATCGCGCTGATCAGGCTGCCTTCCTTGCCGCTTGGCCAGAGCCACACGGGAAGCGCAGCCAAGGGCAATCTGAATCGATCGCCATTCCCCGGTTATGCGGTAATTGATGGCCGCGTACTCGACGAGGGTTGACGGCATTTCGATCTGCATGGTGGCTGGCCGTTCATCGCTCATAAAAGGACACCCCGCCTTTCGCGCCGGATTACGCTAGGGCGGGGGCTTGGCCCCTTAGATCAATACCACATTTGAACGACTGGGGACCACGGCCGTCTAGGACTGGCAAGCCACTAACAACGAGAAGATGCGACCCAATGGCTTGCCGCAGTTGATCTGACCTGTAATGCGAATCAGGGTGCATCTAATCTGGGTCACTTTCATCAGTTTCGGACTCGTTACCGCCCATCAGCGGGTCCACATAATCGTCAGCGAGCTTCAATTCCACGGAAGTTTGGCCATCGGAACGCACAATTTTGAACCGAAACGGCGACGATTTACGCTCCCTCTTGGCGCCAACCGAACACTTCCGCACAAATTCCATCGCCGCCAGCTTGTCCTTGGCATCCAGATTCTCGTCCTCAGCCATCTTTTCCGCCTCAATCCGCAGCTTTTCCAGTGCCAATTTGGCCTGCACTTCAATCAAAACACCCTCTCGCGCCAAATCGATCTTCAATCGACTCAGCACCCGAGCGAACGCCGGCAACTCAAAGAACGCCAACAACGTCGCAGGCTCCACATCGTAGCGGGCACACACCGACGACTCCGACTCCAAGCCAGCCGCCAACTCCAAAGCGAAATTCATTGAGAACGGCATCACCGCACCCACGGTGCTCACCCTAATACCTCAGATCCATGGCGAAATCCACCCACGGAAAACTCATGCCTGGCCACACCCTCAACGATTCTCTCACGAGGCGATATCTCGCGCCCTCGCTTGCCGTCTCTGTACTCAAAAACAAGGATTTCCGACCGGCGAAATAATATCTTATGTCGCAATGAGCGAATCGTCGACGTTCTGGCAGCCTCACAATTGCAAATATTCACCGACTGCAATGACTCATCAGCCAAGCGCAGGCAGATTTCCCAGGCCATCAAGATCGGTCTCTAATGAATTGAATGGTGCTACTTAAAACAAGAAATGGAATCGTGAGCGGCCAAGATAGGGCTACGCCAAGCACGAAAAAAGTGTCAGCATACGACACCGGTTTATTGTCGAGCCCGGCGCCAACTGAATAAACCCACACAAACCAGGGCACTTTAGCGCACCTGCACGCGAATTTTCTTGATCTTTCCACGCCGAGAGCGCAGCCGAAGTTTGCCGGTACCATCATTTGTTCGCTTAAACCCCGGGGCACGTTCGTTGCCACCCTCTTTATTGATAGCCATCGGCATACCATCCGGCATTCGGAAGTAACCAACACCACGCCGAACACGCAAACGACCTGCGTCGCGTTCCTTCTGAATCTCCAACGTTCTTGGTGAAGCCATACCCTGCTCCCTTAGTAACACTACAAAATCGTAGCTGCCTTCCAAAATACCAACTTCAAAAAATTACAGCAAACTCACCCAAAACAACAAAAAAGTTTCACGTGGCGGAATACTCCTTAATCACTACAATCACTCAACCTTATTACACTCCACATCAGAAAAACACGTTTACCAAGGGAGGTAAGTAACGATATACACCCCACCCCTATAGTTCGAGAGACAGTCACTAAACCCAGGTCATTGACTCGATTTCGCTGACCCAAAATACTTAATGTTGTTGTCTAGGATTAACTATAGCGTCTAAGTGATTAGTAACATTCGGCTTATTGGTGTTTAGTGTTGTTGTGATTATTTACAGCACTTGAGATATTGCTTGTAAGTTGTTGGTGGCTAAGGGGATAGCTACCTAATAGCCCTTTTGCGCTATTTTGTTGTGATGCTTGGCTTGATTCGCTTAGTGATAGCAACGTCTTAGATTGCTTGCCGCCACCTTTGAGCACTTCGAGTGTTACTCAGCCGCTTGTGATTCGCTTGGAGTAGCTTAGATTGACTGAATGCGGTTCAGTTGATAGCGACGGTAGCAAATGCTATAGCCTCTTAGCATCGCCCAGGGATCATTCTGGGCTTGTTTCTACAGTCCGCCAAACGCGACTATTTGTATATATCTTTTAGATGTATTGAGTAGCAGCGGTTTAGTGCCTGATTGTTGGCAGGTTGTTGGGTGTTTTGTTGGTCTGCTGGATGTCGCTGATCGCTCGATTGCTGCCCTCGCTTCTGCCCGTCTAATTGCCCGCAAACCCGCGCCAGTGCTGGCGCTTGACAGTGGCGGTTATATCTGTTAACCTATTATTAACACTCAGCAATACCGCTGGGTTAGACAATAGGACCGAGGTAGCGGCATGAAAATCGCAACAAATAGGCAGCGTTTCGCTGCACGGACGGTATCAATTAGCGTTTACGGTCGCGATTATTTCAACCACTGCGGCCACGAGCACAGATCAATCCGTGCCGCCGAAAAATGTGCGCATAAATTAGACCGCGCCGACGAACTGGCGCGGTTTGATAATTCCAACTACCAACAGGGTCGCGGATTCAACGAAACGTACTCATTTGAAATCTAATAAACACCCAAACCGAACCCACCGAAGGAGCCAACTAACATGAGCAGCTTCATGCACGATTACGCCGAATTCGTAGCACTTGCTACCCGAAACGCGCCCACCACCATGAGCGCTTACACAATCGCGGACACTTGCCGCGAATTGTCACGACTTGCCAAACGTGCCGAACGCAACGCGGAGAACCTTTGCAACGTGCCGAACGCCACCGATAAACGCGACAGCCTACGAATTAGCGCCAAGGCCATGGCCGCCGTTTTTGGCTGGTATGCCGTCAAAATTAGCGGCGACCCGCGCGGCAGCTGCTTGGGTGTTGCATTCACCGCCGAAGAAGCCAAAAACGACCGTTTTCACCACATCCCAACCCGATAGGAGTCTAAAATAATGAAACCACCCACCCACCCAGCTATGTTCACCAACGAGCAGGAAGCGCTTTGCTTGGTATCGCAGCAGGCCCCAACACCGAAAGATCGACGCACGGACCACCAAACAGCCGAGAACAACGGGCAGCCGCGTATGTTCCACGGACAACTAACCGACCTGTGCATGAACTCGGTCGATGGAGAGTAGACCATGAACGCTAAATATTCCGACCTACCAACCAAACCACGGAGAATGACATGAATCAGCCAAGCCTGACATTCTCCGATTCAAGCACCGACTTTGACCCCCTAGCAATCATCATGGCAGGCAGCCGACCAGCCACCCCACCGAAGCCACGCGCCCCGCTGCATTACTACCGCTGCAATGTCTGTCTTAAGCCCTTAACAGCCGAAGCGAGGCACCAGGTTATTACATGCCACATATGCGAAGGGAAAGCGGTTTACTTAGGCCGAGCAGGCGCAGGCAACCACCTGCTACAAGACCGCGAGAAATGCCCATGTGACCTACGATGTACCAATGCAATAGGCCCAAATTGTGATTGTAAATGTGGCGGATTAAACCACGGTACGGGCCTTATTGTCGAAGTGACGGAAACTGTTGGAACAATCCCGAAGGCAAATGGACGGCCCGACTTCAAGCATAAGGCCATGGCCGAGGAATACCGGAAGGCCCTAGCCAGCTTTGCTGCCGCTTGTCGGGACCGCTACGGCCCGGACTGCTTCGACGCATTCGGCACGCCCCGCATGACCGGACGCGACTACTGGCAATACACCAAGGCCCGCAAGATGAAAATCGAAGCCCAGGCAATGAAAAGCCAAAGTCACAGAATCGAAAAACTCAGGACCGCAGCGTCCTACATCCAGAAAAAGGATTGAACATGAAGCACACACCAGGACCCTGGCACTTAACCAAGAGCCAAGACGGCATCTACCACATCGACAACACGGAAACCCAAGACGGGGGCGGTATTGCCGTCATCTACGACTGCGACGGAAACAGCGAGCACAATGCCAAGCTGATCGCAGTCGCGCCAGAATTGCTTGAAGCGGCAAAATATGCAGCCAATTGCGGCGAGCGTGACGGCATGCCAAACAATCCGGGCTTGATTCCAGCCTGGGCTGTCCGCTTGCGAGAGTTGATTGCCAAGGCCGCAGGGCGGCAGCCATGAACGGCGAACAATTTCTTGCCGAAATCGACGCGGAGGATTACGCGAAAAGCGCCACGCTGCAACCAGGCGAGCAAATTCCGTTACCCAGTCGCTACCACAACACCCTGGCCGACGACTTTGAGGCCGTCAAACGGGTTGCCTGTGAAATTGAACGGTTAAACGAGCAAACCCCCGCCGCTATCGACGTCGGCAAAAAAAGCCGTAAACTTGCCAATGATGTTTGGATGGCAATATTCAGTACCGACCGCAACGCCTACGACATCAAGGTGCGCCGAGGGCTCATGCTCGAAGTCAGCCACATTCTAAGCGAAGTCGCTGAATTTTTTGACCCACAACCGGACAATGACCATGAATAGCGGCACTTGCACGTCCTGCATGGGAACGGGACAAAAGCTTGCGCCATGTTGCGGAAAATCCTGGAATCGTCAACACTCGGATTGCCCATGTGAAGGGCTACCCGTGGAAACAGGCGAATATTGCCACGACTGCGCCGGGACGGGCAAAACATTTGACTGCCGCCTTGATGACGCTTACGAGGCCGGAGCCTGCCAGCGATGTACTGAGGCACGCTTAAGGCGGGGTCTTGAGCCACACCCGCACGCCTACGAGAACCCGACATTTAGCCTGATCTGCGCCGACTGCCGCGCTGAACTTTTTAACCACGCATATGAGCAACACCTTGCCCAATTGGAGGCAGCATGACCCATAGCGACGCCCTCGCAAAACTTAAAACCCTTGTTGAACGCTACGGTCAGCGACAGGTTGCGGAGGACTTTGGATTGTCGAACGCCTACATCAGCTACGTCCTATCCGGCAATCTGCGGTTAGGCCCTAAGTTACTGCGGGCGCTGGGCTATACCGAAAGCAAAGTTGTAACGAAAAATCCAGCTTGACGGCGAAACTACAATACTGTAATATTACAGTTAAATCAGCAACCACAAGGACAAAATGAACTCTAAAATTATCAGTGCTGTCAATCTCGATGTATCGGCGCATTGGTCGCAGCTTAACTACGGGCCACCCGGCAGCGGCAAAACCTATTTGGCCGTAAGCGCCGGGCTGGCCGGATTCAAAACCCTTTTCATCGATACGGAGAAGGGGCGCAAAACCCTCGCAGGCGCAAAAAATGTGGACATCTGGCCCGCCGAAGTCGAGGCCGAAATCCGCGAAGTATACCAATTCCTGCGCGACGGCAAAAGCGGCTACGACGTTGTATTCCTGGACTCGCTGACATCGCTGCAAAAGCGATACACGGACGACCTAAAGGACTCGCGCGGTCATAAGTTTGGCGTCAAAGAGTGGGGCGAGATCATTGATTGGACGCGCCGAATCGTCCGGGCCTTCCGCGATCTGCCGAATATCACGCTGGTCATAAATTGCCACAGCAAGGAAATCGCAGGCGACGATGGCGAGGCATTGCGTATTCGCCCGGACCTATCCGGTTCTACGCTCCCGCACGATGTTGGCGGCATGTTCGACGTTGTCGGCTATTGCCACACCCGCGCCAAAAATGACGGCATTGATTACGTTATCGGTTTCGCGCCAACCACCGAGCGCCACATCACCAAGAATCGCGGCGGCTGTCTGTTGGCCGTGGAGCCAGCAGACTTCGGTGTCATCGCCGGTAAAATCAAGGCGTTTTACGAGCAAATTAAGTCCGGTCGTGTCGGCGATGCGCTGGGCGAAAAAAGCGGCCAAGTCGAGTCGCTGCTAGACCAACTTGGCTACGAGGTCAAGACGGACGGTATGCGGCGCCTGGCCGACATCGTTGGCTTCGAGGTGCGGTCGATTGCTGCGCTGAGGGCAATCGACATTGAAAAATGCTTAGCCGCACTGTGGGCTGAGCAAAAAACCAAGCGCGACCCGCAAAATCAGCAGATGCCCAGCAAGCAGCCACCGACCACGAAGATAAGCGGCGCCGCGATCAACAAAGACGATATCGTTCCATGACATTCGAGCAGTTAACACGATCGCTGCTGCGTGCTGTTGAATTTTTAGACGCGGCGAATGCGAGCAGGGACCATAGAGCGGCAACGGTAAACGACATCGACTTCTCCGAGGCGATGATTGGAAACCCGGCATTCTTTATTCCAAGGGTAACAAGCGACGGTAAGCACATAACGAGCGACTGGCTGCTTGATGGAGCCCAGTACCGGGCGTGCCTTAGTGCTTCGTTTTTTGGTGGCTTCACGTATTTGGGTTTTCGCTGCTTTAGCTCTGAATCGCAAAGGCGTAATACTATCACCGTAAACACGGACAGCCGTAAACTTTTGTTACTCTTCAATAGTCGCACACCACTGACACAACAAGGAGCACTAGCATGAACGCAGAGAATCACGAACAGAAACCGCGCCGGCGCCGCCGACCTGGCGATTTTGCCGTGGTGCGGTTCGTCGCCCACACCGGAGACGAAACACAGCCGTTGATTGCCGTGGCAACAGGGCTCACGACGCTCAAACAGGCCCGCGAATGGGTTGAGACGTTAGGCGAAGATGCAACCACCTACCGCGTTATTCGGTTTGTCGGGCAGTCGCTAACTGTTGCCGTTAAGCAACTCCGCACCTTAAAGGTGTCATAAAATGGGTGCCAAAAAATCACACGATCTAGCTGTAAAGGTTGGTGAATACATCAAGGCCGGCAAAACCAAGGGCCGCTATCAGAATATCGGTGCCTTATTCACACACTCGGACGGCAGTATGTACCTGCTCATCGACCGCTGGTTTAACCCGGCTGGCGTGCCGAAATTCGAGGGCAAAGGCGATGCATTGCTTGTCTCGGTGTTCGCGCCGAAAGATCGCAGCGAACAGTCGCAGAAGCAAGAACAAGGGCAAGCAGGCGATGGCAACCCGCCACCACCTGACGACGACGTACCGTTTTAGCGCCATGAAAAAAGGGCAAAACCAAATGATTGAGGATTGGCTACTCGAAGGCAATACAATTACGTCCTTGGAGGCGTGGAAGATGTTTGGAGTTAGCCGCCTCGCGTCCATTGTTCACCGCCTACGCCGCACCTACGGCGCCGCATTAGTTACCGACATGATCGAAGTACAACCCGAAAACACCACAATCGCCCGCTATAAGCTGTCGATTTAAGGAACCACATGGCCAACAAAAGAACCGCAGACATCGCCTACGACAAACAGGTCAGCGCCGTACTTGACGACGCGATTGCCTTGTTTAAGCACCGCTACCCGCTATTCTCGCATCGCGTATCGCCAGAGCCCGATCGCATTGCCAGCAACATCGCCGCCGTTTGGACAGTGATACGGCCGTTTGATGATTTTCCGCTTTACCCGATCGCCAAGTCCACCGAGGCCGACGATAATGCCTAAGCCCAAAGGCAACGCCGTGGCCAAGTTAATCGACTGGTGCGCGGCCAACGACTACCCGTTGAGCCGCCTGTCGAACAGCGGCGCAATGCCATTGTCGTACATGGGCCTGATTTACTACCAGCGCGACACTACATCCGGCGGTCAACCACACGGGCCGACAAACGCTGCCGCGAAGTCTGTTTTGGCGATGCTCCAAAAAATCGACATGCCCAAAGCTAAAGACAAGCGGCGCAATGTAATCACCAAAGCCCTTGCGGCCTACGCGAGCAAAAAATGAACAACGATCTAAGCGCCGAGGAAAAATTTTACCGCGATCAAGCCTTTGCCGAATGGAAGGCAAATCGCAAACCAAAGCCAGATTTTGAGGATGGCTGCGAGCATTGCGGAAGTACTTCGATAGAGGGCTGCGTTCATATGTCTGGCTGTTGCGGGGCTTCGATTATCGAGGGCACTGACTGTTGTAGTGATTGTAAAGAGCATACCGGAATTGATAACCACTAGGAGTACTCATGCAAATTGAAGTTTATTTTCCCGGCGATTTTGGATTCTCGGCCGAGCGCCGCAAAAAATCAGTTGACCATAAAACGGGCATAGACATTGACATCAAGCTCGACAAAGCCGACCTCGGCCTGAGTATTACCGAGATCGAAGCTGAGACTATCATTATCGAATTGTGCGGGGCCCTCGGCCACGCAGTACCAGCGACAATTGAGCAATGAACCGATCCGAACCACCCGAATACTACGATGCCCCACGCCGATTCCGCAGCGATGAGGAACGCGAGGCATTTACCGATTGGCACACTGCCGACGAAGATGGCGATTATTGCTGCAAATATCATCGCTTAATGGCGGAATACCGCTTTACGAATCCACCACCCCAACCAAAGGAATGAACGATGAAAATTATTGACGGTATCCCCGTATGGGGCCAACCTGATCCTGGCGCAATGGAACAAATTAAACGCTGCGCCAAGACGGCTGACCACGTTGCAATGATGGCTGACCATCATCTAGGCTACGCGGTGCCAATTGGCGGCGTCGTGGCCTACCGCGACAAGATTAGCCCAAGCGGCGTAGGGTTCGACATTGCGTGCGGCAATAAAGCGATTTTATTGGACATTCAAGCATCCGAAATCAAACCAATCATCAACCATATCATGGATGAAGTTGTCGATAGAATTTCGTTTGGCGTCGGGAGACACAATGAAACTCAAGTCGATCATGAATTGTTTGACGATCAAACCTGGAAATTGAAAGCGATCTGCCATCTAAAAGAAATAGCACGCCAGCAACTTGGTACCGTTGGGAGCGGTAACCACTATGTTGATATCTTTGAGGACGAACATGGGCGCGTTTGGGCAGGTTGTCATTTTGGTTCGCGTGGCTTTGGGCATAAAACAGCCAAAACATTTTTAGATGCAGGCGGAGCCATTGATGCTATTCACGCTGAGCCGCTTATAATCGACGCAAACAGCGACATGGGGGCCGACTATCTGGCGTGTATGGAATTGGCTGGGCAGTATGCCTACGCGGGGCGCGATTGGGTTTGCCAAACAGTCGCTAATATTTTAGGCGCGAAAATTTTAGATGAAATCCACAATCACCACAATTTTGCTTGGCGCGAAAATCACGGCGGCATTGACTATTGGGTTGTGCGTAAAGGCGCTACTCCGGCGTTCCCCGGTCAACGGGGTTTCGTTGGCGGCTCAATGGGTGATATCAGCGTTATTCTTGAAGGCGTCGAATGTGAAAGCGCAAAGCATTCGCTTTATTCGACCGTTCACGGCGCAGGCCGCGCAATGGGCCGGATGGAAGCCAAAGGCAAAATAGATAAAAAGACTGGTGAAGTTAAACGGGTCGGAAAGGTTACGCCGGACATGATGCGTGCATGGATTCAGGCCAAAGGCGTTACGTTGCGCGGGGCCGGTGTAGACGAAAGCCCGCACTGCTACAAGCGAATCGACACCGTGCTTGCTGAGCATGCAGACTCTATTAAAATCTTACACACGCTGATACCGCTAGGCGTGGCGATGGCCGGAGAAAATGAATTTGACCCCTATAAGGACTGACCCATGCCCCAAGTGAACAACAAGAGAGGTGGATTGTGAAATTGAATCAAGATCAAATGGCTTTTTTGGCGGCAAAAATACCTGTGACGGCTGGGTACATCGACCGCTTGGTGGCGGCTGGGTACATCGACCGCTTGG